GTTGACGTTGCTCGTGGAGTTGGCAATGACTACTCAGCATTCACTGTCGTTGATATAACCCAATTTCCACATGCAGTGGTCGCAAAGTATCGTAATAATGAGATAAAACCTATGCTATTCCCAAGCATAATTCATGAAGTGGCAAAGAGTTATAATGATTCTTATATTTTATGCGAGGTAAATGATGTTGGCGATCAGGTTGCATCAATTTTGCAATATGACTTGGAGTATAATAATCTTCTCATGTGCTCAATGAGAGGTAGAGCAGGTCAAATTGTGGGTCAAGGTTTCTCTGGAAAGAAAACTCAACTTGGCGTGAAGATGTCCAAGACAGTTAAGAAAGTTGGATGCCTCAATCTTAAGACAATGATTGAGGAAAACAAACTTCTTTTAAATGATTATGAAATCATTTCAGAACTCACCACGTTTATTCAGAAACATAATTCCTTTGAGGCTGAGGAAGGATGTAATGATGACTTGGCAATGTGCCTTGTAATCTATGCCTGGTTAGTTGCTCAAGATTATTTTAAAGAATTAACTGACCAAGATGTTAGGAAAAGATTATATGAAGAACAAAAGAATCAAATAGAACAGGATATGTCTCCATTTGGATTCATATCCAATGGTCTTGATGAGAATAGTTTTGTTGATAGTGATGGTGATAGATGGTATTTGGATGAATATGGAGATAGATCTTATATGTGGGAGTATATGTAGTGGATATTGATGGACAAATTAAACTTGGACACTTATTACTTAATGATAGAAAATGCAGATCTTGTGGAGAAATAAAAAACTTAATAGAGGATTTTTACAGAACAAGAAAAAATAGAGGCCCTGTCCCATCATCATATTCATATGAATGTAAAGATTGTACTATAAAGAGAATTATAGAGAGCAAAAAAAGAACAAACGATGATATAAAATGGTCATATCCTGACTGGTAGTTGTTCATACACCGTTTCCCCATCTGAAAAGTATTTTTTAATAAATATTTTTTAGATAAACTGAGATTCTACGGAGAAAAACATGGCGACTCCTCAATTATCTCCTGGTGTACTTACAAGGGAAGTTGATTTAACAGTTGGGAGAGCTGATAACGTACTAGACAATATTGGTGCTATTGCTGGACCTTTTGCAATTGGTCCTGTAGAGCAAGCAATAGACATCACTACGGAGCAAGAATTAATTAGCAATTTCGGTAAACCAATCTCTACAGATGCTCAGTATGAGTATTGGATGAGTGCTTCTTCATACCTATCATATGGTGGAGTTCTTAAGGTAGTTAGATCAGATGGTTCTACCTTAAATAATTCTAATGCTGGAGTGGGAATTGGTTCTACTACTTCATTAAAAATCAAAAATTACGACGATTATTACGCAAATTATTCTTCAGCAACTAACTTTACCTATGCTGCGAAGAATCCTGGTTCTTGGGCAAATAATCTAAAAGTTTGTGTTATTGATGACCTTGCAGACCAAAGAATTGGTATTAATACCACTGATGTATCTGCTTTAGGTGCATTAATCGGATATGGCGTAACCACAAATATTTCTGCGATTTTAGCAGGTGCTGGTTCAACATCAACATTCAATGGATATCTAAAGGGTATCATTACTGGCGTTTCCACAGATGCTACAAATGGAAACAGCACAATTGATGTAAAGATTGTTTCTAGAGTTTCTGCTGCAGGAACTGAAACTAACATTACATACTCTCAAGGAAACTCAACTGCTTCATTTGAGGCTTCCGACTCAATTACCTTCGTAAACAATTCAGGTATTAACACTGGATCTTCTGCTACTGCAACAACGGTTGTTGATTGGTATGATGAGCAAACTTTAGGACTTACAAACTCAATTATTTACTGGAAGTCTATTGCACCAAAACCAGCATCAAACAATTATTCAATTCAAAGAAACGGAAGAAACGATGCACTACACGTAGTAGTTGTTGATGATACCGGTTCTATTACTGGCATTCAAGGCAATCTTATTGAGAAGCACGTAAGTCTTTCAAAAGCAGCGGATTCAGTATCTTCTATCAATTCCCCACAGAAGATTTGGTATAAGAACTTCCTTGCAAACTTCTCAAATTATATTTACGCTGGATATAATCCATCTAATGGTGCTGATGCTTTCCACGGAACAGTTCCAAGAGCAACTGGATTCTCCACTGCATATACAACATATACCACTTCAGAAGGTCTATGGGGTCAAAATGCACAAGGAATCACATATAGTGCAATTGGAAACGTAACATACACGCTTAACGGTGGTGTTGATTATTCTGTAAATGGTGGAATGTCAGCAACACTTGCAGATATCTCCTCTGCATATGACTTATTTGCAAATAAAGATGACATTGAAGTTGATTTCTTAATCAATGGCCCTGGACTTGCAAACGAATCCGAGTCACAAGCAAAGGCAAATAAACTTATTTCCATTGCTGAGGGAAGAAAAGATTGTGTTGCAGTAATCTCTCCTCATAGAGATAATGTTGTGAATCTAACCAATTCTACAACACAAACAACAAATGTGATTAGATTCTTCAGTGCTTTATCATCTTCTTCATATGCTGTGTTTGATAGTGGTTATAAGTATACTTACGATAGATTCAATAACCTCTTTAGATATATTCCTTGCAACCCAGATATTGCTGGATTGATGATGAGAACTGCAATTAACTCATATCCTTGGTACTCGCCAGCAGGACAGCAAAGAGGTGTGTTGAACAATGCAATCAAACTTGCATATAATCCAAACAAAGCTCAAAGAGATAGACTCTATCCTCAGAGAATCAATGCTATCGTAACTCAACCTGGCATTGGAACACTTCTCTTCGGAGATAAGACTGCTCTCAGTTATGCATCTGCTTTTGATAGAATCAATGTTCGTCGTCTATTCTTGACTGTTGAGCAGGCACTACAAAGAGCTGCAGAAGCACAACTCTTCGAATTGAACGATGAGTTAACTAGAGCGAACTTTAGAAACATTGTTGAACCATATCTCCGTGATGTTCAGGCAAAGAGAGGTCTTTATGGATTCCTGGTTATTTGTGACACTACAAATAACACTCCTGATGTAATTGATAATAATGAGTTCAGGGCGGATATCTTCCTGAAGCCCGCGAAGTCTATTAACTACATTACACTAACCTTCGTTGCTACCAGAACTGGTATCAGTTTCGAAGAAGTGGCAGGTAGAGTTTGATTTAGATCAATCTAAATAACAAAAGGAGGATTTAACAATGGCAACATCAAGAGAAAACAAAACAATCTCTCAATTTAAATCAGCACTGATTGGCGGCGGTGCCCGCCCCAATCTGTTTGAGGTAGAACTTGCAAATCTACCTGGAGGAATTGCATGGGATTCTGATAACTTCAGATTTATGTGCAAATCAGCCGCCCTTCCAGCACAAAATATCGCATCAATTGATGTTCCTTTTAGAGGAAGAATTTTTAAGGTTGCTGGAGACAGAACTATTGATACTTGGACGGTAACCATCATCAACGATGAAGGATTTATTCTCCGTAATGCGTTCGAAGCATGGTCTGAACTAATTGCGAAACTGGATAACAACCTGGGCGCAACAGATCCTAGTGCATATATGGTGAATGCTAAGGTGTTCCAACTCGGAAGAGGTTCAACTCCAAGCAGCCAAGACAACAGTGGAACTGCAAACGCTGTTCTAAAAGAATATGAATTCATTGATATTTTCCCAACTAATGTATCTCAGATTGATCTATCATATGATTCGTCAGATACAATTGAAGAGTTTACAGTTGAATTCCAGGTCCAGTCATTCTCCGTAATTGGAGCAGGCGGCCCTAACGGTTAATAAATAGTAGAAAGGTTAAACTCAAAATAATAAATTATGGCAAAATTATTTGGATTCTCAATTGAGGATAATGAATCACTAGCTCCAAGTGCGGTTTCCCCCGTTCCTCCTAACAATGAGGACGGGGTTGACCATTACATGAGTAGTGGTTTTTTTGGTTCTTATGTAGATATTGAGGGAGTATATAGAACCGAATTTGAACTTATAAAAAGATACAGGGAGATGTCACTTCATCCAGAAGTTGACAGTGCTATTGAAGATATTGTAAATGAGGCTATAGTTTCTGATACTAATGATACTCCCGTAGA